TGGTGATTCTGGAGGATTCCAAATTGCAACCGGAGCATTGAAATGGGATTCAACAATTCGCGAAAAGATCTTTCATTGGTTAGAAGCCAATAGTGATGTTGCAGCAAATTTAGATATTCCGCCACGAGTAACATTTGAAAATAGATTCCAAGATTCTATGGATATTTCATTTGATAACTTTAAATGGTTTGAGAAACATCAATCAGGTAAAACTAAATTCCTGAATGTGATTCAAGGAACATACAGTGAGGAATACAATACATGGTATCATAAATTCAAAGATTTTGATTTTAATGGTTGGTGTATTGGAGGTCCTAAAAAATTAGTTGACTTCATGTATGTGGTTGCATTAATGTTGAAAGAACGTGAATTTGAAAAGAAACATGTAGAATTCATACATTTACTAGGAATAAGCAAAATATCAGATTTCTTTATTTTGTCAACCTTGCAAAAGTTATTGAATGAGTTAACTGATGGCAGAGTTCAATTATCTACGGATTCATCATCTCCAGGTCAATATCCAGTATATGGAACATATCTTCATTCAACAAATTATAAAACACAAACCTTTACGGAATTGTATTTTCCTAAGAATGCTGAGTATCGTAGAAAATCTCATGCTAGACAAGGCAAAGAAGGTGAAATTACAATTGACAAAACAAAACATGTACCTTGCAGTATAGAATGTCCAGCATGTCGTGATTTTACATATGAATACTTAGGTGGAAAAACACCAGAAGGATTGTGTCGTAATTCACAAGAAGGAATGCCTAGAATGGTTGTGCATAACACTCACTTGTATGTTAATATGGCAAAAGATGTTGACAAACTAGTTGATAGTCATGTGGAATTGTTGGAAACTGCTATCCCAAGTGAATTATTCAATGTGATTCTTTCACTACATGAAATGTTTGCAGATCCAGACAAAGCTATGCAAATATACTCAACATATGTTAAAACATATAAAAAATTCGGAGGCGATTCTATATCAACAACGGATGCCGAAAACTTTAATAAATACTTTAAATTTTAATCAAATAATAAAATGGAAAAAAGCAAATTACAATCATTCATCAATCGCTACTATTTGGCAGGGAATTGTGAAGCAGTTATTTTAAAAGAAGATACATCGGGAATCAATTGTGAATTGATTGATATGGATCAAACCGTTGTAGGTAAAATTCAATGGAAAACAACTCCATTCATGAAAGGTTCATTAGGAATCAATCATACCGGAACATTGACAAAGATGCTAGGAGCATTGGGTGAAAACATCAATATTGATGTAAAAGATTCATCTGGTAAGAATTATGCAATGAAAATTACAGAAGGAAATACTCAAGTAACTTTCATGTTAGCAGATACCACAGTTATTCCAGCAGTCCCAACCATTAATGCTGAGCCTGATTATGTTGTAACGATTCCAGTAAATGATGAATTCGTTAACAAATTTATCAAAGCAAAAAATGCAATTCCAGATGCAAAGAATTTTGCAATTCAGGTTCAAAACGGCAAAATCAAATTCATCATCAATTATTCCACAGTGAATGCTGATAATATTTCATTTGAAATGGATGGAGGAAAAGATCCAATTGAGCCAATTTGTTTCTCAGCTGACAAACTCAAAGAAATTTTAGTTGCAAATAAAGGCGATGCTGGTCAATTGCATATCTCAACCGAAGGATTGGCAAGAATCAATTTCTCAGGTGCTGATTTTGATTCAACTTATTGGTTAGTTCAATTACAAAACTAATATGCAAGTACGAGTAAAAAAATTACATCCAGACGCAGTTATCCCTAGTTATGCAAAAGCTGGGGATGCTGGAATGGACCTGACTGCAACTGCTATGGAAAAAGATAGCCATGGCAATATTACATATAGCACAGGATTAGCAATTGAGATTCCACAAGGACATGTAGGATTAATATTTCCTAGATCATCAAATAGCAAAACTGATTTATATTTAACCAATCACGTAGGCGTCATAGACTCGGGATATCGTGGTGAGATTATGTTTAAATTTCGACCAGTAAATGGCTTATTAAACGCAACAATCTATCATCCAGGTGATCGAGTAGGACAATTATTAATATTACCATATCCGCAAATCGAAATAGCAGAATCAGGCAACTTATCTGATACTGACCGAGGCGAAGGAGGATTTGGATCAACAGGTAAATAACATGTACGGAAACACAGAAAATACGTTGTGGGTTGAATCATTTCGCCCAAGCACATTAGAAGGATATATTGGAAATGAACATATCATTGAAAAAGTTGGTATCTTTATCAATAATGGCGATGTTCCTCACTTATTGTTTTACGGTCCGGCCGGCACGGGTAAGACCACGTTGGCAAAAATCATTGCCGGTAGTGTGGACGCCGATGTTATGTATATAAATGCATCAGATGAAAACTCAGTAGATGCAGTACGCGACAAGATTAAAAGATATGCATCAACAGTAGGATTTCGTCGTTGGAAAATCATTATACTAGATGAAAGTGATTACTTAACACCGAATGCTCAAGCAGCACTTCGTAATTTGATGGAGACATATAGCAAAACGACTCGTTTTATTTTAACATGCAACTATGTTGAAAAGATTATTGACCCGATTCAATCACGTTGTCAAACATTTGCAATTACACCTCCAAACAAAACAGATGTAGCAAAACGATTAGTTACAGTGTTGAATGAAAACGAGGTTGAATTTGATATCAAAGACGTTGCTGCAATAATAAATGCATCATATCCAGATATTCGCCGAGCTATCAATGCAGCACAAGCATCTGTAGTTAATGGTAAATTGCAATTGGATAAGGCAAGTGCAATTCAAGCAAATTATCTAACCGAAGTACTCGATGTGTTGAAAAATGCTAAAGATAAGAAAGCGGCATTTACTAAAATTCGTCAAATTATTGCTGATAGCAAAGTTAGAGATTTTACGCCAATGTACACATTCTTGTATGATAGCTTAGATGAGTTTGCTCACGGACATATTGCTCCATGCATTTTGATCATAGCAGAATCTCAATTTAAAGATGCTAGCGTTGTTGACAAAGAAATCAACATCATGGCTATGTTTGTAAATTTATTGGGAGAAATATGAGTATACAATTAAAGCAAAAAAATAATGTCAGCACCATATTATAAATCTAATATAACAATTGTTTTTAAAACTTCTAATCGCAGCAATGCTCGAACTAAAATGAAAACATTTAGGAATAAAAGCATTGATGATGTGTTAGAAAAGAAATTGCCAGGAATTCCTGACACTGCAATTATATTAGAAATGGGAATTGGCGGAATATTCGAAGAAAAATATAAACTTAAGTATAAACTATAAACATGGCGGACGAGAAAAAGGGTGCAACAATTTTTGATTTCATTGACGGAGTAACACACAAAAAGAAAGAATGGAGCAAATGGTCTGAATTGGATCAATCAAAATTTGCTCCATACATTGTTAACAGATGGTTATCTATGCGTCAGGACTTGACAGAAATTATTAATGAGTTACAAACATATACAATCGGATTGTTACGACCAAAAGAAACATATCGTCTTTACTATGAATTCCTGCCAGCTAGCAAAGGGTTTGCAAAATACATAAAAGGCAAAAAAGACGAAAAGTTTTCAGACAAATTAATCGCACAGGTAGCAGAGCATTACAGCATTGGTAAATCAGAAGCATCAGACTACGTGGAATTAATGGATCAAACAAGTTGCACCCGTCTGCTAGGTTTATATGGATATACTGAAAGTGAAATAAAAACAATGATTAAAGGAGTAAAAAAATGACACCAGAACAATTTACCTACTGGTTGCAAGGATTTATGGAGTTAACTACTATGAATCATTTGACTACAACACAATTTCAAATAGTAAAAGATCATCTAGACTTAGTATTTGATAAAAAAACACCAGACCGAAATACGGTTGGATGGACTCCAGAATGGCCGGTAATGCCAGGAACAACTGCACCTGTAGGTCCATATACATATCCATCGATATCGGATCCACGGACAACAATAATTTGTTAATCATGAGTATTAATACCGAATCACATTACAAAGGCAAAGATAGTCTTTATAAGTTTGCGGAAGAGTGGCAATTGAATACCTATGAATTTGACATCATTAAACGCATTGTTAGATGTCGGCATAAAGGTCAGTTTAATCAGGATCTAGTTAAAACAAAAAACTTAATTGACATTTACTTAAAAGAAAAAGGCGAAATGCGGTTGGATATTGAAAAATAATTTCATATTATATAAAAAAAAGAAAATGAAAAATATTTTTGATATCCAATTGAATTGGAAACTGCTTGTCATAACATTGTTAGCATACATGTTTGCAATATCACTGTTTTTTGAGTATTGTATCAATCGAGAAATTAACGAATATGTAGGTGGCGCAGCCGGAGTCATTGCATTGATTTACACAGTCTGGCAGATTGAATTAATTATTAAATTTATTAACAAAACAATTAAAAACAAGTTAAAATGATTACAGGTATTATTATTGGAATTTTCCTTATTATTGCAGGAATTAAAATTGTCAGTGCTATCTCACAAGACAGTACAAAAGGTCTAATGACAGGCATTGCAATTGCGGTTGTAGGTGTCGTTATTGCATTCATTCAACCATATAGTGTTGAAAAAATTGACAGTGGTTACAAAGGACTAAAAATTAGTTTGATTGGATCACAACGTGGCGTAACTAACTATCAATACAAGACAGGTTGGGTAGTATACAATTCATGGACTGAACAAGTTAAAGAATTTCCATTATTCCAGCAACATATCGAGTATGATGACCAAATAGTTATTACAAAAGGCGGATTCTCAGCAACTATTAAACCAACCTTTAACTATTCCTTGAAGGAAAACAATATTGGGGACATGTTTGTGAATCTTCGATTAGACACCAAATCTATTGAACAAGGATGGCTAAAAAATGCAATTGTCGGATCAGTTAATGATGAAGCAAATAAATGGGAAGTCGATTCAATCTTTAGTCATCGTCAGGAGTTTGAAGCTGCAATTGTTGTAGAGTGTAACAAGCGATTAACAAGATGGTTTGATGTATCTCAACTAAGAACAAATATCACACCACCAGAAGCATTGCAAGAAGCAATTATATCTAAAACAAAAGCAATCCAACAAGCAGAAGCATCTGAGCAACAAGCATTGACAGCAATTGCTGAGGGTAAGAGAAAAGTAGCAGTAGCAAGAGCAGACTCAGCCGAGACAATTATCAATGCCAAAGCAGCAGCACTAGCAATTAAGTTGAAACAGATGGAATTGACGCCAATGTATATTGAGTATACTAAAGCTACAAAATGGGACGGAGTATTACCAACCACCGTGGCAGGAGGCGCAGGAACATTCTTGAATGTTAAATAACTAAACCACAATATATAATGAAAAGCCGTAGCAGAAATGTTGCGGCTTTTTTACTGTTCTTTTGGTTTTTATCAAATTTTTTATTATAATATAGTATGAAAGAAAATGTAAATTACATAGCTCCTATCTATAAGTTAGCATTGCGAGATGCCACAACTGTACCTAGAAAGATTTCGTACTCCCAATGGTCTATGTATGAAAAATGTCCACAACAATGGAAACTTGCTTACATTGATGGGTTAGCTCCATTTCAGTCTAGCATCGATACATGTTTCGGAACAGCATTCCATGAAACCTTGCAAACATATTTAACTGTGATGTATACGGATTCTATAAAGAGTGCCGATCGAATTGATTTGCAAGGACTTTTGACAACTAATCTTCGCTCAGAATATTTACGAACAGTCACAGCAATGGATGGCAAACACTATTCGAATCCATTGCAATTGGCTGAGTATCTAGAAGATGGTGTTGCCATTTTAAATTGGTTTAAAAATAGACGTTCAACCTATTTTTCTACAAAGGATTGGGAATTGGTTGCAATTGAAATGGAATTGTGCACTCAGGCATCAGCTAAGAATCCTTCGGTGTTTT